GCTAAGCTTGGATCGGTGATCCTTCATAACTGCATGAATCGTTCTGCATGTCCTCCACCCAAGGGTAAGGCTGCTGCAGGCTCGTTGGTGCTGGTTGTGTCGGAAGAGATGGTGGCTGATCCAAAGGTCAGTAAAAACATTGAGTCGGCAATTGCTTATGTCGGCGGTCGATGCGAGACACTTTTCTCTGGCGTTTACGTCCGAAAGAATGTGCCCGGATTGATTGCGATACTAAGTATGAATGGATTAGTAACATGAACAAACTATTTGAAAATTGGCGAAAACATGTAAACGAAGCGGAGGGTGACCTCTTCGACCTCGGTGGCGACATCGGGCTCATGGGTCTTAAAAAGAAATACCCCCAAGAAGCAGCAGCACTTGAAAAAAAGGGATTAATAGATAGATATTTTGCAGCGGCAAAAGCAGAAGAGAAGAGAAGTAAGGGCCAGAATATTTTGAGCCCCAGTCAATATCTTCGACAACCCGATGAAGTAGATGCCTTCTTGGGACTATCACAAGAAGCACCAGCAGCTGCACCATCAAGTGGTGGCGGTAAGCAAGCGGTAGTATCTAACGTTCAAAAAATGTATGATGATTTGCGCACTTACGATACAAAGTTTCAAAAAGATCCCGAGATCAGAAAAAAATATGAAGCTGCTTTGGGTGCAATTAACTCCCTGTTAAGGAGTTTATAGCTAAGTATGAATGGATTAGCAACATGAAGAAACTATTTGAAAATTGGCGAAATCACATAACTGAAGCAGAATACGAACCCGGTCGTGCTGTTGCCGATATTGATACTGGCGAAGAGCACCTGAGTCCTGAAGAGGTTGCTGAAGAAGATGTGCGAGATTTAGCTGAAAAGTTTAATGTTGAAGCATTCGTTGAGACCGCCAGTGATGGAAACACTGCTATTTTAGTGTTTCATCAAAATGGAGAACCCACAGCATACAACGATACAGAAGAAATGTATCAAGATTTAGCAAGCCGGCAAGAAGCAGACATAGGAGAACTATAATGGCTAGACGTAAAAACACAAAAAGAATCGACCCTCGTTATTTTTTGAACGAGACGGCATACAAGGATCTGCTTCAAGAAGCTGCCGGAGAGACGCCAGAGCAAGTTGCTGCCCGCATCGGCTCCATACCGCCGGAATTTCAGCGCGGTGTCCTCCAGGATCTTCAGAATATGGCTCAAGGTAGTATTGAAATGGCCGATTATTATCCTCATGTTGATGACCTTGTCGCTTTTGCTGAGCAAGTCCTGAGCCTCTTAAGAGGAGATATCTCAGAGGTATTCGGAGCTTATAACGGAACCATGGCTGGAAGCGGAAAGGCAGCAAACTTGGGTGCCGTCGCAGGGCGTGCCCACCCGACTAAAGATGATCCCGATTCGGTTATCCAAGGGGGCGCCCAAGAATTTTTTATGGATCTAGGCTTAAGCGAAAAAGTTAGTATAGTTCTTTCTCAGAATATTGCTTCTCCTGATTTAGCGACTGTCATGGATCTGATCGGCAAGATTGATACGGCACAAGAAGAATTGCAAGATGCCGTATGAGCGAAAAGGGAAATGCGTCTATAAGAAAGGCGCCACCGAGCCAGTAGGCTGCTCCAAAGATGTTGGTGCAGCAAAGAAATATTTAAAAAAGCTTTATTCAGTAGAAGAAATAGTGCACGAAGAATTAATAAATGTTTTAAAAGAAAGAGGCAACAAATGATGGCTCAAACAAAAGCATTTATTGACTCATGGTTATCTAAATTAACATCACGTAAATTGATGGTGTGGATAACAGCAACAGGGCTCACTTTCACCGGTCATGTTACAAGTGAAGACTGGGTTTTGATTTCAGCAATTTACATTGGCGGTCAGACGGTTATAGATGGAATTGCTAGGCTGCGAGGGCACAATGATTAAGAAGCAGGTTTTACAATTTGCTGTTAAACATTGGAAAGTGATCGCGATAGCTTTGTTGGCTGCAGTAGTGGCGCTAAAAACGCGCCACGATTATCACCTTATGCAAGCAGCATATGAAACTCAAATAGAATCTCACGATGCTCAAATTGAGGGTTTAAAGCAGATACACAAACAAGAAATTAAAGAGAAGCGGATTCTCATGGAAAGCCACCTGGAATCTATTGCCGCAATTGAAGAGGACTATGAAAATGCACTTGAGATGATTCGGCAATTAAGAGAAGATAAAAAAGGCGAATATAAAAACAAATTTAATAACGATAGAGAACAATTGATTAAAGATATAGAAGAAAAGTTTGGTATTCAATATGTTCCTTAAACTTCTCATAGCACTCAGCTTGTCGGCAAACGCAACAGAGCCGGCAAAGTTTACTTTTCTAGAATACAAAGCTCCTGCTCCGTTCGCCGGCGTCCTTTTCGATGAGACAGCCATGGCTAAAATACTGGCTGATTACGACCTTGCGATGTATGCTTGTGATATAAAAACAAACTACCAATTGAAGATTCAAAAAGAAGAATATGAATTTAAATTAGAAAATTTAAAAATTGAACACGGTGCCCTTACCCAAGAGTATGATCTTTTTATTGTACAAAAGGATAAGGAAATTCAATCTTTAGTTAAATCATTGAAAAAAACATCTCCGCGGCACCGGTGGTTGTGGTTTGCCGGCGGCATTGTAGTCGGCGGCGCAGCCTCCTACGGAGCTTATAGAGCATATAATGAACGATAAACAACTAAATCAAATCGCAGCTATAGAGCAGGCTATTGCCGAGAAGTATGGCGCCGAAACTGTCGCCAATCCTCACGCGGACTGGGACGAAGAAAAGGAAAAAAATTACCTCAACCAGATGAAAGAGTTTTATCAAAAAACACTCAAAAATAGAGAGTGGCAAGAAAAAGTTGATGTAAATGGCATTAAGATTTCAAAAAAACTACTTAATAGAGAATCTGTAAAGTGTTGTTCAGTCTGCGGATCTTTTCCAAAGAAATCACTGGATGATGTTTGTCTCGTCAAATTTGATTGTTGCAATAATTGCTATATCCAATATGTCGAGAATAGAGAAGAAAGATGGCAAAAAGGATGGAGACCAAACAATGGCTAAGAAAAAAGAATCATCGGTATATGAAATTATACAAGGACTTTCCCAAGCGGCAGCTAATTCTTATGATGGCGCGCTCGGTGAAGATTATGAGCCCGCAAACGACGGGCTGTTGAGACGCGAAGAAGGAAACGCGCTGATCGATCAGCGCGTGATGGACGGATTTAATGTAAGGTTTTATGGAAACATGATGTGCCTGAGTTATCAATCGGAAATTCAGTTGAAAGAGGTTTACGCTAGCGGCTTTGAAGGCGAGATCGATCAAAGACTTACTGATATCGCCGGCTGGCTTAAGAAAGAATACAAGAAGCTTACCGGAAACACGGTCGCCCTCACGGAAGAGGGAGAAGTTGACGTGAATGTGGAAAACACATCGCGTGTACGCACCTGGGTCACTGCCAAGAAGCACTACAAGGTGGGCGGTCTTTCTGAAGATATGAATGACGACAATCGAGGCTCAACCAACCCTGTGGAGGAAAGTTGGCAAACTTTTCTCAGCCAAGGCGGCTGGGGTAAGCGCCCCAAGAACGATACACGTTCTAAGGAGTAGCACATGAATATTTCACGTAATTTGCTTTACCGTATTATTCTTGAAGAATACGTTGCACAGGAAGGGGTACAGCTCGAATCCCTAAGCAAAGACAAGTATGAGGAATTTTTGGCATGGATCCAAAAGAGAGGACCCAAGCCCGAATGGCTCGATGACTATGGCAAAAGCAAGAAGAGTGTACCCGGTGCACCCGAGGTGCCTCCGTCTCCGGATCAGTCAGATGTGACTTCGAGTGAGACTTATCCAATGGATATTCCAAGTGACGATGCCACGGAGAGGGAATATCAAGGTTTCCAGAAAGGCAGCTCCCCGTCGGATATGAATGATGAAGACCTCATATCATCCATTAGCCAAATGATTCAGGGTCGCGACCCTGAACACGTAGCCGAACTTTTCCAGGCGGTGTTCGCTCAGATCCCCGGAGTAGAAATGTCTCCGGCCCCGGCAGATCCTATTCCTACCGAATACGGTGGAGAGGAATTAGACTTGCGCCAGCGGCAAGGTCGCTCGATTGGATTCGAGGAGAGCATAGAACTTGAAGACCTGACGCGCCTCATCAAAGAAGTTATGACCGAAACAGACTGGCACAATATCACTGCCGGCGAAACGGCAATGCCACACAGCACTGATGCTGTTGAGCCCGTAGAATTAATTCAAAGAATCCAAAACGCCTATCATAATCTGCAGGATGCGTTTAAAGAGTTGGACGACGATCTTGCACATGAGATGGGGAGAGCAATCATATCCGATCTCGAGACGCTGATGGATGTGACGGAATATCCAGAAGACTATCGGGAGTAATATAATGAAGATTACTGAATCTCGACTCAAGGAAATTATCAAAGAAGAACTCTCCAATCCGCAGATAGTAGAGCTTCTACAGAAATTGCTTTCGTCGATAGATAGTTTGGATATAAGTATCGATTATCTGTCATCTGCCGTAACTGGACAGTCCCCAATGGCAATTGGACAAATGCAAAAAAGCATTGGTCGTTATTATAAACCCCCTTCTGCAAATCATAGTATTAAAGAAACCGAAGAAAATGACGAATGAGCTTCCAGTTAGACAAAAAGCAACGAGTCAAAGAGATATTAAAATGCGGTAAAGACCCGTCTTATTTTCTTAATACCTACGCCCGTATATCTCATCCGATGCACGGGCTTATTTTATTTGATACTTACGATTTTCAAGACGATCTTCTTAAAGAGTTTAACGACTATCGATTTAATGTGATCCTCAAAGCGCGCCAGCTTGGAATCTCAACCGTTACGGCAGGCTACATTGTTTGGATGATGTTGTTTCACCGTGATAAAGCTATTTTAGTTATGGCAACAAAGTTTGCTACTGCCGGCAATCTAGTTAAAAAAGTTAAGAGCATCATGCGCAATTTGCCGGATTGGTTAAAAATAGCCACCATTGATGTAGACAATAGAACATCCTTTGAGTTGTCTAATGGTTCTTCGATTAAGGCTGCTTCCACTTCTGGAGATGCTGGTCGTTCAGAGGCGTTGTCGCTCTTGGTGCTTGACGAAGCGGCACACATCGAAGGATTGGAAGAATTGTGGACTGGGCTGTATCCCACGCTATCAACCGGTGGTAGGTGTATCGCCCTCTCCACCCCGAATGGTGTAGGTAATTGGTTTCATAAGACATGCGTTGATGCCGATGCTGCCACAAACAATTTTAATTTAACTACACTTTCTTGGGACGTACATCCCGACAGAGACGACACTTGGTACAAAAAAGAAACCAAGAATATGTCCAAGCGCCAGATCGCTCAAGAGCTTGAATGTAATTTCAATACTTCCGGAGAAACCGTAATTGATCCCGAGTGTGTTGAGTGGCTGTTATCCACAGTCAAAGAGCCAAAATATCGCACTGGCTTCGATAGGAATTTTTGGATTTGGGAAGAGTTTGATCCAAGTTGTAATTATTTGATGTCTGTGGATGTGGCTCGAGGTGATGGAGCAGATTTTTCAACGTTTCAATTATTAAAATTAGAAACCTTAGAGGTGATTGGGGAATATCAAGGTCGACCAACTCCCGATTTGTATGCCGGAATGATTAATCAGATCGGTCGTGAATTTGGAAACGCAATGATCGTTGTAGAAAACAACAGCATCGGCTTCACTGTTCTCGATAAATTAGTAGAATATGGATATCCCAATGTTTATTATTCTATTAAATCAACTCATGAATATATCGATCAGCATCAAGCCGAATATCGTAATTCTGCAATTGCCGGATTTTCTACCACGTCTAAGACACGCCCACTTATCATTGCAAAATTAGAAGAATTCATAAGAAATAAACTAATTACCATATATTCATCACGGATTGTGAATGAGTTTAAGACTTTTGTATGGAGAAACGGCAAACCACAAGCTATGAAGAGCTATCATGATGATTTGATCATGGCGCTAGCGATCGGGTGTTGGGTAAGAGACACCGCAGTTCAATCATGCGCCCGCGATTTAAATTATCAAAAAGCTTTTCTGGATTCTATCTACACATCAAAAACATCGTTAAACACTCAAATTAAAGGACAA